CTTATGTGGTGAGTATAAGGAACAGACCACTTGAAGTTTCCCCAGTCTGATTCTGGAAACCAGTCTAACCATGTCTTGATTGTTGTTGTTCTTAGCTGGGGATTAGTATTACGAATGACTGCCCATCGAGATTTCCGAACCCCATCATCATTTTTCTTTTGTTCTAATGCTCTTCGGAATAACTCAACACAGCAACCCACTGATTTACCAGAGCCAACTGGACCTCGTATCCCACGAAAAAAACTTTCGTCCTTCATAAATTCTTTGAGTACGTTTCCGTCTGGTTTGTAATTAAAGCTTGTCAATGTTGTAATTTCTTCCGACTTCTTTGATTCTTTCTAAGGTGTGGGGGAGAAGGGATGCAATTAATTTATCCGCTTCTCTATCTGTAATAAATTCTTTTGGGTAGTGTTTGAGATGAACTTGTTTAACGACAATGCGTAATAAGTTCCTATCTTCTTTAGATAGTTTGTGTTCGTGCATTACGAAAACTTTCTATGTGATGCTGTCTTCTTTGCTATCTTCTTTGGCTGTTTGGAAACTTGTTTACCTTTACGCATAGCGGCTCTCTTCTTTCTTGTAGTTGCCGCATACTCAGCACTTGATAATGATTTTATTGCTGACTCCGGTAAATACCTCTCCCCAGTTTTGAGAGAGGGTTTACCAGATTTGGTTCTCCACTTTTGCCGTGTCCATGCTCGTAGGCTTCTTTGACTTTTAGCTAAAGCCATTAGCGATAACCACCACCTTTAGCTTTATACTGTTTTGCTAACATCTGTGCTTTTCGTGCAGACCATTGTCCAGGTCGTCCACCCTTTCCACTAGCTTTGATTCTTCTGAAAAGAGCCGCCCTCATTGTAGGTTTAGTATAGTTGCCAGCCGCGTTTACTGCCATTACTTCTTCTTCTTAGATGCCATTATCTTTGACTGAAGACTCTTAGGTAAAGTCTTTTGTTTAGCAGTAAGACCATTACCATTCTTCTTTGCTGGTGGTCTTCCTCTTTTACTTCCGTAAGTTCCTTTTCCCATAGGCATGATACTATCCTTTCTTCTTTTTAGATTTGTTTCGCTTTGAGATTGCCGCCGCTTTTCGTTTTGCGTCGGCTTTGCTTGACGCTCCCCAAGCCCTTAGACTGAGAAGAAGTCTTGTTGGTCTTCCCTTTGAGTCCCTTTCTGGTCCTCGCATTCCCCCCATCCTTGCTAGGAAGCTTGCTCTTCTTGGGTTGTCGCCTGACTTTACTGGAGGTTTTAGAGTTCCCTTCTTGTAGCTTGCTCGACCTTTTGCGTTCAAGCCGCCCTTCGGATTTTTCCCTGCCTTCCTTTGCCACGCTGGAGTCTTCGCCATCTTTTCTCCTTCTCAATATATTCGACATTAGCACAGCAACTCTCATAAGCAAATCCTTTATGGTAAAAAATATTTTCATCGAGCTTTTTTCTCCTAAATTGTTAGTAGACTATCCCTTGCGTGTTAGGTTACACCACTTTCAACCCCCCACTGCCAGCAGGTGGGTTGTAAAGCCTTGCTTGTCACAGAAACTGCGTAACTGTGTACGCACCATCTCATATAACATGCATGACTTCGTGCAAGCATGTCATTCAATGGACGCTTGTATAGTACAGCGGAACGCATCAGGATAAGTCTATCTTTACGTCTATGTTACCTACATGGCTATGCATTACTTTGTCTGGTGCTTTAAAGCCAGCTCTATCTAGTATATCTTTACTTGCTTCCAAGCTTACATACTCACTCTTTGCATTACTGCTTAGTGCTACTATCTTGTTCAGTGCTTTCGTAGCATTCAGACTCATACTGTCAGATATCGTTTGCATCATATACTGTTGCACATGTGGTGTCTTCAAAGCCTTACTAGCAGTTACTCTGCCTGACTCACCCTTCGCGTATCCAGCTTCTTCACTAGCTTGTTTGATGCTACATCCTTTTGCTACTAACGTATCAACTAGCTTTTTCTGCTTCTCGGTTATCTTCACAAGTGTCATGCCGTCAACTCTGCACCATTTCTTCACCTCTTGTCAATACGTCAATTGCAGTTTTACTCAATATTGTGACTTTGTCACCAATCAATCTGCATTTTCTGTCGTTGGTCTACAGACGTATGCCCACTGGTAGGCGTGGGTTGATGGGCTGATGGTCAATATGCCATTCTGGTATGTCGTCGTTCCTAGACATACACGCCATTCTATATTGACCAGAGAACCACCAATCTTTTGACCCTCGAAAATGGACTACACACACGAATTCCAATTGTATCATTGCAAGATGATGACTATTCCAAATCCCAGTGATTGCAACATCAAAAGCTAGAAAAGGCTAGCGTCTTATATCTCTAACTTGCTAGAAAAACTTTTTCTGACACACCCTTCTGTTGCTTCTGTTCTGTATCTTCTGGCAGTGTCACAAAAACTTTTTTGCCCTTTTCTACCCCAAGCCCATCGTCGTTCCTTTAGATGGGTTTTGCTGTAAGACTGCAATCAAAGGGATTCGGAATGGCACGCGAGATGTAATTGGAATGTGTGTGTAGTTAGTTGTTCCAGTTGCATAATTTTAATCTAAATATAGGAGGTCATTATGACTGTAATTGTAAAATCTAATAGTTCTGAAGAAAAAGTTAAGACTCGTTTCTTTGAGTCAGATATTGTTAACAAGTGTAATGAGTTAGATATTATGCGTAAGAGTAAAGAGTACAAGCAGATAGAGAAGTTATCTACTGGTAAAGAAACCATGTTGCTTGACATTTTCTATCAGTATCTATTGGGTAACGGAGAGGTATTCAATCCTTTTGAACTGAAGGCTAACATTGATACTATGCAGTTAGAGTATCAGCGTCAGGTCAATGGAGAATGGATACCTGATGACACCATGAAGCCAGTTGGTAATCTATCTGTTATGTATGAGCTTCAAGACCAGCTATGGTCACATACCAGAAAAGATTCCAGAGGTAACTTCTTGGATTCATTCTCTAGAACTATCAGTACAGCTCTTGGGCAGAAGAACAAAGCTCGTAAGAAGAAGGCTGACCAAATGGAAGGTACGTCTTCAGTTACTGATGCAGAGATTCGACATGACATGAGAAGGTCACAGATTAACAGTGAGTCTGCTCTACGCATGAAAGAGATGCATATGTATCTTGAAGCTCTGCATTTAGAGTTGACTGGTACTTGTTATCTTCCACCAGAGTCTAAGGCTATCCAAGCTAAGATTAATGCTGAACAAGCAGAGTCTAGGATGGCTAAAGCTGATGCTGAGTTGGAGAAGATGATGGAGGGTTTGGGTAACAAGCCTACCAAAGAAGAAGTAAACAAGCTTAGAGAAGATATCTAAGTTAACCAAGAGAGTCAGCTCTTCGGAGTTGGCTCTCACATTTTATGAGGAACCATTATGGATAATAGTTTGATTGATATGTATCATGTTGAATACACAATGTTAGAAAGAAAGTTAACCAATGTGCGTAATATATACAACGAGGTAGTTGTAACAGACGAACGTTATTTCACCAATGAAGATGACAGAGATAAGTTCTGTTACATGATTATGATGAGTACAATGCGTAACAATGGACGACAGTTCTTAGATATGGTTGTTAAAACTGTTCAACGTTTTCCAAGCCATGAGTTAGTAATATGATTTTTGGTATTACACTTGGGTTTATTCTAGCTTTCGCAGTTGGAATGATTTTTTTTCAATGGTTACTATGGAGGAATCAATGAACACATTAGAGGACATTGTTGGAGTTGTATTTATATTTGCAGGTTTAACTGTATTACTAATGATAGCATAGTAGATTGGAGGGAGTCGAATTCAGTTCGGCTCTCTTCCTTTTACTTTTGTGCCACCGACCGGACTATCCCTTGTAGGATTTGTTGTTGAGTCGCTGGGCTTCAAACTTGCCATGACAAAACTAGATGTCATCAACCATGATGCTCTGATAGCAGACCAGTTGTTTCTGTAAAGGGTTCCCTTCGGCTCGTTCCTCGCCCTTGACTGAAACAAGCTTTGGTCTGCTAATCAGGTGCGTATATTTTTAAAGGAGAAGATTATGTTGAAACTAAAAGATACATATAAGATGTATGGCATAGATAAGCTGTATGATAGTGAGTGTAATGAGGTTGAGTATTATCGTTTCAAATTAAATGGTGACATACAAATATGGCACACCTACGATGAAAGTAAGCGTGTGTTATATGAAGTATGTGATACCAAGATTGGGTCATCAAAAGTATGCAAGAAGTTATCAGATGCCATGTCCATTGGTTTATTCTGGAGTCTTCTACATCACTATGTTTATTAACGAGTTGTATTATTATCAATATTAATTTATAATCATAAGTGGAGAAAGCTATGAACAAACATCAAGAACATCAATACTTTGTAAAGACAATCATCAAACAAATCCTGATGGCTGAACCAGATGCATTCAAAAATTGGAAATGCTCGATACATGATAACTCAGTCATGGGATTACCAGAAACTAAAGACAGACGAGCTGGCTTACGACTTGTTGTTGAAGGCAGCAAACATAAAGGTCCAGTCTATGTAAATCTAACTTGGGCTGATGATTACAAAATACAACTCATTGATAAAAATGAGAATGTTATCAGTACAACTGAACGCATCTATGCACCAGAGTTATGCCGTGTACTTGATATGAAGATTGACAAAGGTACAGATACAAAAGTGCAAGACCTAGTACCAGTTGTACAAGAAAGCGATGGAGTTATATCTGTTGACTTCAAAGCACCATTACCAAACTAGGAGGATACAATGGAACGCATTACATCACAGAAACAAAAAATCAAACAGCACCTCGAACTAAGACAGGGTATCACACCTATGGATGCTCTGCGATTATATGGGTGCTTTCGTCTATCAGCAATCATACTCAAACTAAAAGAAGAAGGCATGAAGATTGTTACTGTCTTGCGTACTCAGTATCGAGAAGAAGGTGCTTTTCATGGTGAGGTACAGTTTGCAGAATACTGGCTCGAGTCTAGATTCAAGAAGGAACATGCCCAGGCATACAACTTCAATCTAGCTAACAGTGGTGCAAACATGCCAGTACCTAAAGCATACTTCAAGAAGACAAGAGAGTATTACGAATCAAATGCTCAACAGAACTTTGAAGAAATTTGAGCATGTAGGAACATTCGTGTGGCATAATCTGACACACAATGTGCGAGTTTGTCGTGACTATCTCAACTATTCAGAGCATGGTATGCCCTATGTAGTTGACCACTTCGAGCTCAATGTAACCGATGTAAATGGTAATCAAGTACCTAGTAAGCTGACAGAAACTGGATACCGCTCGTATATGCTGGCAAGAAAATCAGAATACTACGGCGGCACTACTCATTGCGACGAACCTATGACCAATGAGCAGTTTCTGTCCAGCTTAAAACATCAACTTGGCGATGAGCCACAACAACAGGAGTTATTCTAATGACGAAAACAGTACGAGGAAAAGTAATGGTAACACTTGAAGAAAGAGTCAGAGCAGACATGCTTTACTATGAGTCATTGAAAGATGACAGAGAAAGATTCCCTTCATTTGGTACACGCTATGACTTTGAAAAAGTGTATGATGGACTCAAGAATATCGTAGACCAATTCAACTTTGTAGATGATGTTCGTAATGAAAACAATATCCCTGAGGATACTGACGAGCATACCATTCATTATGGTGGTGATGATGTCACACCCAATTAATGACCAAATCAAGGAAGCAGTGGAAGAGGAGGTAAATAATATGCCAGCTCTTACACTGCTCAATACATGCGATGAACTAGGTATCAAAACATCTGAAGTACCGATGGAGGAGCTGATGGACCAGCTTCATGAAGCCTTAGTAGAACAACGCATGCAACCATAACATGTATCAGTTCTGGCAAAAACCACCATGCAGTAACCAGCGTGGTCTGATACAAAATAGGGGTGGTGTAACAGCCACCCCAGTTTGAAGGATACAACAAACATGAATAAACTAACGTCACCCCAAGTTCGTATACTAGCAACAATAAAACTATATCACGAGAAGTCAAACCCAAAGCCACCTAAAATTACTTTTCGTCTGATACAAAAAGAACTCAAAGACTTAAAGCAAGGTACAATCAGCACGACATTGCATACACTCGAACACAAGTATGGATTCATAGTCGGAGTCAACATGCATGATAACGAGCGTGTACTATATGCCAACAAGAATGCACATGGTATTACTAAGAAATATTTTATTACCGCTTTAGGTACAAAAACAATCAATAGATACTTGTATTTGCAAGCTAAACGTAGTAATCCTAGACTCTATGAAAAGTTATTTGGAACAACTTACAATTCAATCAGAGAATCAGAAAATCAATTTGCGTAAAGCTTTTGAGTGGGCTGGGTTATCTAAGACGACATACTATCGACAGCTAAGAGGTACAGAATTACGCTATGATACTGCTATCAAAATTGAAAGAGCTATTGACCAACTTGCGACGCTCAAAAAAAAATAAAGGAGAAGTGCAACGAGCATGGCAGAAGTGTGATGCTTGTGGTCAGCAGACTCAATACTTTGTAGTCTTTCTGTATAGAAGCAGTTTGATATGTGACAAATGCTATAGGGAGGATACATGGTTAGCAAAAATAAAGCAAAAGGAAACTATCACGAACGATGGTTTCTAAAATTATTTAACCAGCTAGGTATAAAGACAAAGAAACAACCACTATCGGGCAGTTTAGGTGGTGAATACAAAGGGGACTTGACCATCGAGATTGATGGTGAGGTTCTCTTTGTAGAAGTAAAGTACAGAGATAAGAGTACATTTCCAAATGTATTTAATCTTCTTGAAGACAGGGATATGGCAGTGTGCAAACGTAAGACTGGCGACCCTCGATATTGTGTAATAATTAGTGACCGAGTATGGGAATCAACATTCAAAAAATTAATCGGAGGATAACATGAAAATTGTTAACACATTCAACTATGAACCATTAAATACTGTACAGTCAAAATATTTCTTTGGCTATACTGGTGGTGACAATCCAAAACGAATTGCAACCAGCAAACAGCTTTGGAAAATGCAGGACTTAGCAAACAGAGTTTATCACTACTTTCTTTGTATTGAAACTGCTGGAGAAAAAGCTGATGACAAACAGCTTAAACTTCAAATGGCTGATACTAAACGAGTCATTGATGAAATGACAACTGTATCATTGCCGATGTCATTAGATAACATGGCTACAAAAATAAAATTACTGACTGAGTTACTTGAGTCAGCACTACCAAAACTACAACACGCAGTTGAAGTTGCGTTAGAAATTAAATCAGCATAGGAGAAAACATGTCGAAAGTCGTATCTATTGGGGAGGGTGGCAATGTTGCTACTCTTCTCACATTCCGTTCACCAGCAAAAGCAAATGACCAGCTCGTCAGAGAACTAAACGCTTTGCAGTCAGTTGATATCAACAAGCTAGATGTAAGCTGTACCAAACTGTCTGATGCTCTTGCCGCCAAAGCAAATGTTGAAGCATACCTCACACCACATAGACCGGATAGAGTTCGTCAGTTGTTCAGTCGTTGGAAGTATTTGTTTCAGCGACCATACGAAACAAGTATGGATGAGTGCAGTGAGCGTGTCGAGATTATGATTGAGAGTCTGGTTGACATGCCAGCAGATTGCATCATGCACATCTACAACATGTCTATCAAAACATTTCGTATACTACCACCTTACTCAGATGTTTACGGATTGGTAAAACCAGAGTATGAGCGTCGCAAATTTTATCTCGATAGGTTCGATTATTTTGTTGACCAGTTGCAGAAGTGAGACTACAATCGCCATATAAATAAGGAGAAAACTATGGATAGAAAAGATTTTATCGGTGGCACAGATGCCATCAGAATTATGAATGGTCAGTGGGTTGACTTGTATCAAGAGAAGCTTGGTATAGTCGAGCCAGAAGACCTATCAGGTAGCTTACCAGTTCAGCTTGGTGTACATACAGAGCAGTTCAATCTTGACTGGTGGACTACAAGACATCAGCCAGGATTCAATATGGCTGGCACTAGAGTCAGAATGCAGTTTGGTTTGGGTAGCGGCGACCTCAATGCCATGCATGGTGTGCCTATGTTTGGTACAGCAGATATGATGTGCATTGATAGTCAGAACAAAAGCTATCTTGTAGAAGCAAAGCATACAAACTCGTTTACTAATATGGAAGCTGTAATCGACAGATACATGCCGCAGTTACAATTCTATATGTTTTTACACAAGAACTTCTGTCAGAGTGAAGGATTCAAAGATGATGGCATATATCTATCTGTCATATTTGGTAACAGCAAATGGGAATCAAAGCACATATCATACGACCATGCGTACACAATGAATATGATATCGCTGATAGTAAAGTTCTGGCGACATGTACAAGCGAAGATGCCACCTAGCAATCGTGATGCGGAGACCCCAGATATCTCAAGCATCGCGATTGATAGGAAGGTCAAGCTTGATATGAACGAAAGCAACGAGTTTATGTCAGACGCACATGACTATGTAGATACGCTTGCATCGGCGAAGAAGAACGAGTCTGCTAAGAAAAGATTACTAAGCCACATACCACCAGATGTGTATGCTATGGATTGTGACTTATTAACAGTTAGCATTACCGATAAAAGAAGAACCATAAAAGTAAAGGAGACAGCATGAACAAGAAAGACCCAGAATACGAAGTGACAATGCAGAAAAAGAAGAACATGGATTTGTGGAACTCTATCTGCGACACCGACCCAAACTTTATGAAGAACGTTACCTTTGGGTCACGAAGCTTTATGTCCATCGACCCACAGTATCAGATTAGAAAGATGACAGAAAAATTTGGTCCAGTTGGTGTAGGTTGGGGATATTGTGTAGAGTATGATTATCCATCTAATGACTATATGATTCTGATTGTAGCAAAGGTTACTATCTGGACTACTCTACCAGAAAATAAATTTGGTCCGATTGCTGGCAGTAGAACTTTCTGGCACAAGGACATGAAGCGACCAGCAGAAGACGCTGGCAAAATGGCATTGACTGATGCTTTAACTAAAGGTTTATCTCATATTGGGTGTGACGCTAGTGTATTTCTTGGTGCGTACGATACCAAACATGCACAAGATGATGGTAAATCTAACAACAATCCATTCTAACGGAGGTAATATGGAATATGATAACAACAATACTGGTGCAATCTTTACTAACAATGCGAATGTCAAGCTTCAAGGCACTGGCAGTATCATTGATGAGGGAGAAACAAAACGTATATGTATGACCAAAGATGTCATGCCTGATGGTACTGATGTTCGTGACATATATGTAAAGGTTGGTCGCTTGTGGGATAACAAGAGCGATACACCAAACGCACCTACATTTACTGGTGTCTGCGAAACATCTACTGGTGAGAAAAGACTTGCCGCTTGGGTAAAGCAGACAGAAAAAGGAGCGATATTGTCTATGAAACTGTCTGAGAAAAATGAGATGCAGTCAAATAATACTGTTGACAATAGCTCTGAATCAGATGAAATACCGTTCTAGGGACATAGTTTTCTCCAAAATAACTACATCCTAGAACAAGCTAGGGGGTCTAATACTGCTCAATACCTGCCGACCTCCTAGCTTTTAACAGCGGAGATAACTATGATAGAAAAGATGACCCATACAGTTATACTCATGCTGACCATTGACCTCGAGTCTGCTCGAGAATGTCAAGCACTCAGCGAAAGAGTATACAATGAGAACAGATGTTTTGAAGCCTACAACATCTACAGCACAATACCACCGAGAAAACCAGACAACTTCGAGGATATTATTTCTCTGTACATAGAACGCAAGAAGCTATGGGAGAAGTGACCACAAGTATTCTAGCCACAACTCAGGCGGCCCATCGTAATCATCAAAGTCAAAAGCTAACTGACTAGGTGTGGAGTTGGAAGTGAGGTCCATCAATGAAGGGTCGTCTATTTTCTTTTCGTCTTGTGTCGATGTAGTCATTCATCAAATCCTCTGCACTATCCGGTGACATGGTTAGTAACTTGTGCCATGCCGCACCCCAAACCAAATCAACTCCAACTTCTTTGCCAGCCTTACGCATAGCATCAGCTATGTTATCATAATCCACAATATCCCAAGATGGATTACTGCCATCATAAGCCATAAGGTCAACAGCGTGTGCATAACCATCCTCTTGTATCAAATGTTTACTAGCCATAGTCTGCGACTTGCCAGACTCATACAATTTCTTCTGAGTTTCTAAATCACGAACGCCATAGATAACTCCAAAGTCTACATCCGTGTACTCAATCGCTTTCTTAACGACCGCAACAAGGTCAGGATGCACTCCATCCAGTCTATCCAATGACCTTTGTGATAATTTAAATGCCATATTATTCCTCCTAAAATTTCTGATATCAAAATCTCTGTTAATTTTTTTTCTCTCAAGATGTTTATCATATTTATTATTGAAAGAACCAAAATTTATCATTTCTTTTTCATGCCAAAAAATTTGGTCACTGAACGTATACCAAAGCTGGCGGCTACAATACAACCTAAAGTCACCTGATACCACTCAGGCATCGTTTCTAAGGCTCTGAAGCCCTGTTCTACTATATTTCTACCCCACGACCCACAAAAACAGAGAATCAGAGGAATACTAAATAAAATTACAAGATATTCATCCTTCCAACTCGACTGCGAACCCTTCATAGCTTCCAAATCCCAGTCAATATCACCAGTCAACTGCTTCTTTTTTATCTCCAGGTTAAGTTTCTGCGACTCAGCCTTTGATTCTATCCATGTAGATGCCATACCACCTACTAATTGCAAGGCTTTAAATATCATGAGTTACTCTCCTTGCCCAGCCAGATAGCGAAAGCTCCAGTCATAGCTCCTGTCACAACGGACACTAAGCCAGCCTGTTGAGTGGTAAGGTCAGGCTGACTCAACGCCCACTCGATACAACGAATATAAACACAGGTCATAGCTAGCATCATCAAGCGTGGGAGGATACGCCACTTGTCGAGCATTTCTGGTGTCATCAGCCTATGTTTCCCCTATCGAGTTGTACTAATCCGTATACAAAAGCTAGCAATAAAGCACCTCCAAGTATAACACAAAGTATTAAAACGATAACTGTAATTATCTTTTGTCGCAATACTTGTTTATCATATATCTCTTTCTGCCTACGCTTGCGTATATCTGCTTCCATTTTAAGAAGTTCATTCCACGCATTAACACCATGCCTAAACTTAATAAACTGTTGTAGCTCATATCTCTGTGCTTCAAGTTGTTTCTTTGCAGTCAATGCTTCAACAGCTTCTTGTTCGATACTACCTCTGCGTGTAAGTTTAGTAATGAAAGAAGGATTCTTAGCTCT